ACTTCTTGTGCTTTAGCTTTAGTCAATTCTTCGCTGGAATACCAAGGTAATTCGGGCTTCTTGATCTTTTTGACTTCCATATCCAACTCATCTTCCCAGCGACCTTGATTGAGCCAAGTAGCAGGGTGTGGAATAAAGTCTTTTTCGGTCTGCTTTAGCTTCCAGTATTCCAAATGGTTTGGCAGGGCATCGTAGGCATCTTGCTGTTCTTGGCTACTCAGCCTTTGCCAGCTTTTTTCAGCGGCTCTACGGCCCTGTTTACGGGGGTAAATGGCGTAAAACTCAGAGAAGTTCATTGATCTGCTCCCGTAGTGCTTCACATTCTTTTTCTAATTCTTTGTTTTGTTCAAGCAATTTAAAGTAATGCGTTTTGTACCAAGCGTTAGCCCATGCTTCTTGGTCAAAATCAGTTTTGGCGTTTTGTAAAGTTATTGTCATTTGTTTGTCCAATATAAAAGTATTGCGGCTACCACCATGACTGTGCCAAAGGTGATAAACACACCAATGGCAAATACAATCATGATGGTTTCGATCACGGATTTTTAATTTTTTTAAGTTCGCCAGCTAGTAAGCAAGCAACATCAGCAATGTTCATTTCTTCCAACGAACACTCGTAAGCATCGCAAAGATAAGCAACAGCTTGTGGGTAATGGGCATTGAGCAAAGCAATAATTTGTTCTTGGTTCATTTTGTTTCCTTTTCTATCTCACCCGACATTGGGTATATGTAGTTTCTTAAGTTAGCTTAACTATGTCAAGCGTTTTTTATAATTATTTTGTAGGTACTTTCCCTATGTGTTGTATTTTTGCCCATAGGTTGCCCAAAGGTGATGAGCCTTCATCCATTCAAGATGTGTCCTGAACTAATGCTACCGAAGTTAATGTTCATTCGATACAAGGTTGTCTATCACCATTGTCCTTGTAACTTGTGTAGTACCCATTTAAGTCTACGGGGCTTGCTGTCAGGTGTAAACCAGCCCATGTTCTATTCCACGCCACCCATGTAGGTGCTTAATATCGTTTGGAGTACGAATGGGAATGAACAATAAAAAAAGGGCTTTAGGGGTAGCTTTATGCTGAAACGGCTTAGAAAATGCCTCTTATCTCATTTCCTAAACCCACAAAGTTACCTCTAAAACCCTTAACTTATCGAGTGTTTCAGTCCTCAATAATTTAATTCTACTACAACTTATTGCAACTCAGGCCAAATTAAATGATAAGTTTTTGGTAAAAGTTGTTTTCTTGTAACTAAGCCATGTGATTCTTTTTCCAGCGTTGCGGCCAGCATTACCAGCTTGTCGTGTGGAATCTCGCTGTTTTGCCACATAGATACTGCTGGTACAGATACACCGACCAGCTTGCTAATACGGGTCGGGCCACCAAGAAGTTTAATTATTGCTGTTGCGTTCATTCAGCTATCTTAACAAATAAACAACATTTTTACAAATAGTTCTTGCAATTGTATTTAAGCTGGCTTAATATCTAAGTACGGCATTTGCCGTGTTAATTGGAGAACTCAAATGAGTGAAATAGAGAATCAACAGCAATGGGCTGACCAAGTTCAGATGGTACGGGAGTTGGAAGAAGCCTTTAAAGACATCGAAGATGGAATATTCCTAACCGAGCGTCAAATTGATCTACTACGCTTTGCGTGTGGATTACCCCCAAAACCAGCACCCCACCCAGCACTCAAATCATTATTTGAGCAATTTGGTACAACCTTTGGAGCAAACAAATGAATAATGTTGAACGAATTACGCTACCTAAAGTAGTGTCTATGCTGAACGCTTGTAAGGTTCAGTTTGCAATTATTGATAGTGACGGCAAGCAACACGGCAGTCTTGAAGTTGTAGCTAAAAAGAAGCGTAGCCCGTTGAAATACCCGTTTGGAGCATTGGCTAATCACTTTACGCCAATCATTAGAAACCTACAGCCTGACCAAGCCGCAGAAGTACCTTGTGGTCAATACGAAATGGAATCAATGCGTAGTGCTATTGCTGGCTGGGCCTCAAAGCATTGGGGTAATGGCACTTGTTCAACCATGTTGGATAAACCAAGCAACACAGTATTGGTATTCCGTACAGCACAAACACTAATTTAAGGATAAAAAATGATTATTTCAGATAACAGCAAAGAATTTAAGATTGCCCCAGCAGGGTTACACATGGCTCGCTTGTACAGCATTATTGACCTTGGCCACCAATCGGTAGAATGGGCTGGCGAATCCAAGATCATGCACAAAGTTGTGTTTACTTGGGAATTGCATGGTGACGATGATGCTGGCCTTCCATTAAAAACAGACGATGGTAAGCCTTTAATCGTGTCCAAACGATATACAGTAAGTTTAGGCGATCAGGCCCGTTTACGCCAAGATTTAGAAGCATGGTCTAACAAAAAAATGACACCTGAAGATCGCAAGAACTTTGACCTTAAAGGATTGCTAGGTAAATTCTGCATGGTCAATATTACGCATAGTGAAGATGGCAAATACGCCAACATTAGCGGTATTAGCCCAGTTCCTAGTGCATTGCGTAATGCCCAGCCTGAAGGCATTAACCCAGTAAACCATTTTTGGTTAGCTGAGTTCGATCAAGGTAAATACGATGCGTTGCCAAAGTATTACAAAGAAAAGATCACCGAATCATCTGAGTGGCGTGGTCAAAAACAGCGTGATGCTGAAGCACCAAAGATTGACGATGATGTCATCGGGGATATTCCTTTTTAATTTAAAATGGATATAATGGCACAAAGGAGAGTGCCATGAAAATTTGTTTTAAATGCAATACCGCTCAGCCATTAACCGAGTTCTATAAGCACAACGCAATGGCTGACGGGTTTTTAAATAAATGTAGAAGTTGCACCAAAAAAGATGCAACCAAACATAGAAATAACAATCTTGAAAAGGTGCGTGAATATGACAGAATCCGTGCAAAAAACCCTGATCGTCAAAAAGCAAACATTGACATTACTAAGGCTTGGCGGCAAGAAGATAAAAGGCGAAGTCAATGCCATAGTGCCGTTTCTAGAGCCATTAGATCGGGCGAACTTGTCCGTCAAAATTGTGAAAGATGCGGAAACAAAAACAGTCTTGCACACCATGAAGATTACGACAAACCCTTTATGGTCAATTGGCTCTGTCAGCCTTGCCATAAACAACGGCACAAGGAAATAAATTCAATATGATAGTTAAAGAAAAGGTACAAGAAAATGGTCATTGGTACACAAAGGAAGGCACTCCAGCCTATACAACCATCGGCAAAACTGGGGAACGGGCAACAACGCTCCGTGACGCACGGAAACTCGGACTTTTGCCAAGTGTTACAACAATTAACGGACAGCTATCAAAAGCAGGGCTTGATACATGGAAGCAACAACAAGTCTTGCTGGCGGCTTTAACGCTACCTAGAGTAGCTACCGAATCTGAGCAGGAATGGCTGGCCCGTGTAATGCAAGATTCCAAAGCTACTGGTAGGGAAGCGGCTGAACGGGGTACAAAGATTCACGCCATTATTGAGGGTTATTTTGAGCAGATGTATATGCCTGAAAAGCCAGCTTACTTGGATAAAATTGATGTGGCTCTTAAAGACGCTTTTGGAGAACAGCCTTGGCTTGCAGAGCGTTCTTTTGGGCATCCGCTGGGGTATGGTGGCAAATGCGACTTAATGGCTAAAACAGGCTTTATTGTTGACTTTAAGACCAAAGACACTAGCCTTGAAAAAGTAGATGTTTACTTTGAACACGAAATGCAATTGGCCGCATATCGTGAAGGGTTGGGTATGCCTACGGCTCGATGTGCCATTGTGTTTGTAAACGGCACTAGCAATGAAGTCAAATTGATAGAAGTACAGCAGGATCAGCTTCAAAAGGGCTGGGAGTGCTTTGAGCATCTGTTACGGGTCTATCAGATCAAGAACGGAATATAATGGGGTATGGGCGGCAGAGTTAGACACAATCTAAGCTCCTTCACGGGACTGCTGACCCACCATTCTTAGGGCGTTAAGCCGCCATAGTAGGATGCAGTAATTGGGTAATTTTGCGGCTTTCTCGCCCATTGCTAGTAACTGCCAAATACTGCCCGTTGTTTTTTTACCATATTAGGGAATATCCTAATAAAAATGTGTTGACATTGTTAAGCTGGCTTAATAAACTGGAGTTACTCCATTGGGGAGTGAGATAGATAAGGAGATTCAAATGCAAGTTTTAGACATCCAAATTACAGAAGTAGACCAGTTAGGTATGTTGTTAGCTCAGATCGCTGACTTGGAAGCACAAGCAGAAGTTATCAAATCTAAGCTAAAACAAAACGAAGGCCATGTAGAAGGTAACTTGTACAAGTCTTGCGTAACCCTGTCACAACGCAAAACTGTAGATAACAAAGCTGTATTTGCAGAAGCCAATGTGCCAGCAGATTTAATTGAAAAGCACACCAAAACAACCGCTGTTATCACACTTAAAGTAACAGCCCGTTAATCAACGGCAGGTCATTGACACTATTCAGCTTAAGTACTCGCAGACGAACGACTAAAAAGACCTTGACCTGCCACCCATTAGGAAAAACCATGAAATATTTATTTTTATTAGCCCCATTAGCATTAGCCGCTTGCAGTTCTTTTGAGCCGCCAAATGTCAACCTTGAAACTGACAAAACTGCGTATCACATGACCCGTGCCCAAGTCATTCTTGGCATTAATGAGTGTGAAGATGCTGGTACACGCCCTGTAGTAATTACAGCTAAACGCAAGATCAATGGCGTTACTACCGATGTACCTGTAGAAGTTACTTGCAACCCACGCTACAAAATTTTCCACTAGGAGATTGACATGAGAGATTTTATCTTAGGCGGTTTGATGGCCATTTTTATCTGTGTAGTAATTTTTGGTACTAATTATTTGATGCATGGCTATGTTATATAAAAAGTTTGACCAGCGATTGCATGATGAGTGCGATCCACCTGCTCGTAATGCGGTCGCTGAGTGGCTTAAAAACCTTTGGTATGTTGATGCCTTACCCAACCCTGATAAATACGCTGTAGACCTTGTATTGAGCAAAAATGGGCAGGAAATTGGGTTTGCTGAAGTTGAAGTGCGTGATTGGGGTATGAACTTTTGCCCTTACAACACAATTCACATTGCCCAGCGTAAGGAAAAACTGTTTTCCCACCCTAGAACCACGATGTATGTGGTCACCAAAGACTACACACACGCTTACTGGATCAGGGCCAGCAAAATTAAAGAATGTCCGTTAATTGAAGTACCCAACTCGGCTGTAGCCCGTGATGAATACTTTTACGATGTTCCCAAAGACCTGTGGAAGTTTGTCGATCTTCGGGAATTGTTTTAAGCGTAAGGCCTTGTACCTGATTTATCAATAATTAACATTTGTTTACGGGCTACATCACTAGCGGTATTGGGTACGCTAATGTGTGTCCAGCTATCAAACTCACGGATTAACTGGTCAAACTGAATGTCTGAAGCCTTGATTGCTTCACATACTTGACTAGGTGTCATGCCTGATACACGGATGTCTGCGGCACACCCAATGCGGTGCTGGCTTGAATCTTTAGAACCTACAGAATCATTTACTTTTTTTGATCTGTAGCCTGAGTTAATTGAAATAGGTTTACCAAGCAATGCACGAACCTGCTCAAGCAACTCAGCTAAACGGGTTAAGTTGTTGATTTCGTTAGCATCAGGGTTGTTTTCCCAGCCTTGACGCACAGCGGCATCGGAATGGGTTAACTCTTGAAGGGTAAAGTGCTCAGATAGATTCATTTTCAGATTGTCCTATTTTGATGCCTGTAATAAGGCCAATAAAGCCACCAACTACTGTTTGAAATGCTGGGCCAATAATGGCAAATATGGGTTCATTTGGAATGGCTGGGTCAAATACCGCCATTACCATTGCGACCACCATGCCTGAGATGACTAGGCACAGCGTCAAAGTAACAATCATCACAACACGCTCATTGCTTGTCATTTTTAGCTTTCATATCAATAATTTTTTCAAGGGTTCTGCCGCCAAAATAAAAGGACATAATCAACATCCCCCATTGGCCTAACAATTCAACATATTTGCTGTTTGTTTCCATATTAAACGCTGACATCATGGCAAATATAAAATACCCTGCTAGGATCGCTATAAGCGTCATTGGGCGTATATTTTTGGAAAGCCAACTATCAGATGCCATGTCCGATTCTTGACGCTTGGTCAACTCTTGAGCCTCTGCTGTATCTGCTTGCAGTTCTGCTAATCTGCCTTGCTGTTGTATTTCTAGCAATTTGGCTTGTGCTTCAGCTTTTGCGGCTGGATCAGGAATAACTTTATCTAAAATCTTCATTCCAACGCTAATGATGTCATCAACTCCAAACATTACTTATCTCCCCATACTATTAAATAAGCTATCCAAGCCGCTACTAAAAAACACATAAACTGTGCTCTACGGATATTTTTTAAATCTCCGTCAAACTCAGCTTTTTCTTCTTTTTCCAGCTTTTCAAGTTCATTTTTGATCTTCAAGATTTCAGCCCACTCTTTTTCACCCATTGCCGTACTCTTGAATTGCCTTAAAAACTCAATTTTAAGGTTGTATTCTTCTTGGCTAATTAACTTCCGATGCCGATATTCTGCTAAAGCCTTGTGTATTGCTAACCGCTTCTTTACTTCTGCTTCTCGTTTTGCTCTTAGCCGTTCTTGGGCTTTTTGCTGGGCTACATCTAATCCGTCTTTTTGTATTGCTTCAACTTGTTTAGTTAAAGACTTGGCACTTTCCCTAGCGGAATCTAAACTGCCAGTTAGTGCTTTAACATCAAAATCAGGCACATTACTTTCCACCAAACCAATGTATTGCCCAGCCAACTAAAGTGCTAATGCCTGAAACAATAGTCATGCCGACCCAAAAACCACCACGACTGCGTTCAGCCATGCCAACTAGCTTTTTAAGGTCAGCATCCATAGCATCTATTTTGCGTTCCATAGAATCAAATTTACGCTCGTAATCTTCGACTTTCTGCCAAAGAACTCCGTATTTAACAGGGTCAATTTCAAAAGCCATCACAACAATACCCAAGAAGTTGTAGTTTCATCCCAATGATAATCACCGCTTGGCATAGGTGTTGGTGCTTCCCATGTCCATGTAGATTGATTTAATACCCAGCTTGGGAATGGTTGTGGTAAATAGAATACATCGTTTGTTTGGTCATAAATGTACCCAATACCAGCATAATTTCCTCGCAAAGGGGTGTTTTCAGGGTGTTGGTTTGCACGGGTGTTGTAGCTAGTTTGTACCCATTGACCTTCTAATGTATCAATAAAGTCTTGTTCTGCAACAACAACTTGTGTAACTAAACCATTTTCTATTTTTGCAAAGTGGCTCATGCTGTGTAACTTCCTGAAGATTTAAATATCAGAACTGTATTAGAACCATTTGTAACCACTACTGGGCTACCAGTAGTATTTCCTGAATAGCTTGCGGTTGGAATAGAAAGCAATGCAACGCCTGAACCACCTGAAGCACCTGAAGCACTACTGTATTCAGCACCACCACCACCACCACCTGTGTAAGCAGTTCCATTTACGCCTAAAGCACTTGTTGTGCCACCGCCTAAACCGCCACCACCATAACCACCAGCACCGCCTACGCCACTTGAACCGCTATAAGTTCCACCGCCACCGCCACCTGCAAAGTAAACAGATGAACTAACAACTTGGCCGACAGAATTTGTAGTAGCTTGTGTTGTAGTAATTAAAGTTGTAACTACACCTACACCACCAGCACCAGCAGGGTTGTTGCTTAATGAACCAGCCGCACCTGCACCACCGCCACCGCCTTGACCATAAGGTTGACCGCCAGCGTTTGTACCTGCCGCACCTGCGTTACCTTGCCCTGATGTTCCAGTACCAGCCGCATTACTTCCGCTACCAGCTTGGCTTACACCACCACCGCCTGAACCACCGCTTTGACCAACATTAGAAGTAGCACCATTTTGTACACCACCACCGCCACCACCGATTGCAGTAGTTAAACCAGTAACAGATGTATTGCTACCATTAGGTTGGTTGCTTCCGTTTCCTGAAGCCGCACCAGCACCTACAGTAACTGTATAAGTTGTTCCGTATGCAAATGTAGTAGTTCCTGATACTGCACCACCAGCACCACCACCCGCACCTCGATTACCACCATTAGTGCAATAACCGCCTGAACCACCACCAGCTACTAATAAGTAAGAAACGCTATATGGCGGTGGAGATGTATAAACAGTACCATTGGCAAACAAACCAGTAGTTCCATCTACTATTACGGGTGGTGTAATGGTCATTACATTGGCAGTATCAGTAACTGCTGGTGCTAAGTACGCAGTTACTTCTGATGCTGGCACATTAGTAGAATTAGGAAAAGTTACTCCTAATGTTCCACCCATGACCATTGACATTATTCATTCTCCGCAGGAAGTGGTTCGTTGCCTTCAGCTACCCATTTTAGGTAGGCTTGGTAGTCTGTGTTGTCATCACAAATAGGAATAGACCATCCGTCTGACCTTTGAATAGAATCAAGGTTGCCAAATCTATTATTTACAAGTTTGTAGGTAATCATTTTATAACTCCGCAGACAAGGCTAAAAAGCCTGAAGTACTATTGTTAGTATTTACATTGTATGGTCGATAAGTTGTGACACCTGAAGCCACAATATAAGTAATTGAAATTCGTTTTGAACTTGATTCAGTAGTCTGAATATTGCCTGATGTAATTGTAATTAGAGAATTTACACCATCGTTTAAAGCTAAAGTGCTAATGCTAGAAGATGGAGTAGTTCTCATTGGAACAGGAACAGGGGTATCACAGGCTGCTTGTGTTCCAGCAATTCCCATTCCGCTTGCCATATGTTCATAAACTTGGTCACCACCATATTTAATGTAATAGCGTTGGCAGTTAGCTAGGCTAGTCTGATAATTTACATACTCAAATCCAGTAGCACTACTTCCTACTTCTAGTTGAACACCAGTAATGTAGAAAGTTGCTCCGTTTGTTCCTACTACGGATGTTGCACCTGTGGCTGAAAAATATTGATTTGCTGACCAAGAACCAGCAGTTCCGCTATAAGTTGAACCAACACCCAAACCAAATTGGACAAATCCCCATCCTGAATTGCTTGTTGTCCAAGTGCCTGTTGTATCACCAGCTATTGTTATGCTAATTTGTGTCCAAGTATTTGCAGAAGAAATTGTGTATGTATATGGGTAACTTCTATTTCCAGCATAATTAACTAAACCACCACCAAAAGTCCCTGTTAGGCTTGAATATACCCAAAAAGACAAAGTAACTGTTTTAGCTGATGCAGTTCCCCATGCTAAATCTGCCGCATTAAAACCTTCAATGGCTTGTCTTACTGCAAAATAATCACCGCTACCTACGCTATATGCAGAAGAAGAAGTAACACCCAAATAATTACTAAATCCTACTGGTGGTGTAATTGAACCAGCATTTTGTTGAGTTGTGTATTTAGAGGATTGTGATAAAAGAAATGTCCATCTATCTAATCCATACTGTCCGTTTGTTGGGGTAACACTAGCACCAGCATTTCTTTGGTCAATAACCATCGCACCATTGATAATGCGATTTTTCATAATAGAAGCGTTACCAGCACCTAATACACCACCAGCCGTACTTGTAGTTATTACATCAGCGTTTACTGAACCATAAGCCATCTTAAACTCCTATTCCGTTGTTGGCATATTCGCCATGATATTTATGTCTTGCTTCCATAGCTACCAACTCCGCTAGTTCTAAATCTTTAAAAACACCAATGTATTTACGCTTGCCATCTACGCTTACAGATACTTGCCACTTGCTTAAATCAGCCTTGTAACTAACACCTTTAGTGCCTGAAGTGTTGTTTTTGTAGCTACCAATATTGTAGCGATTCTGTGTGCGGTTTACTTGACGCAAATTCTCAATACGATTGTCCAATTTGTTGCAGTTAATATGGTCTATTTCTGTTGGCAAAAAGCCGTATTGCATCATCCAAATAATGCGGTGTGCGTTGTATTTCTTGTTACCAATATTGACCTTAACATAGCCACTATTTACTGTACCAGCCTTACTGCCTACTTTGATTTTTGGCAATGGGCTAATTTTGTAGAATAGTTCCCCATTACGATACTCAAAGCGTTCATGCAGTTCAGCTTGAGATAGCATTATGCTAATTCCTCGTCTGTTGGTTTAGCTAGTGTAGGGTGTTCCCATTTAGCAATGTAATCGCCTTTGCCGTCTGAATCGTTTTGTAAACGAATTACAGTCAAGAAATCTTCTTGTGTAAGGCTAGGATAAAGTTGTTTAATTTTTTCAGATAACATTACGCACCTCTTACCAAAGAACCACTAAAATTGACTGAAGAAGAACCATAACCTAATGTGCAAGTTCCACTAGCCGAGTACCAAATCAATTCAATGTAATCTGTTGAGCCATTGCAATAAACCAATGCAGAACCGCCAATAACACCTGATGAACCAGTTGTTCTTGCTAATTCCATTAACCCTGAACCATTTTTGTTTATATACAAATTTACAAAAGAGCCTGTTCCAGAACCCCAATAAATACTAGAATTTAATTGATAATAGCCAGCTACAGTTGGAGTAAAACGATTTGATGCAAAATTGTTATTTGTATCAAAAACTTCGGTATTAAAAACAATTACTGTACTTGTGTCTGAAGATATTGATTGTGTACCACTATTATTTACGCTAAAAGCTGGCATATTACCGCTAACCATTGCAGTACCAGTAGCGGCAGGTAGCGTAATAGTATTAGTACCAGCTACGGCTGGGGCAGATAGCGTTATTGCACCGCTTGTATCGCCTGAAATTACGACTGAGGACATATTGTTTTCCTTTAATTTCGTCTATTTTAAAGCACAACCCAGCGTTCGTCAGCAGGAATTGTTACGCTGACACCTGAATCTATTGTAATTGGGCCGACTGATTCACCTGATTTACCAGTAGGGAATGTGTAATCAGCAGTAACTACTCGGCTATTAAGTACAAATACTTCATCGCCACCACCGCCTGTTGCACCGCCACCAATAGCACCCCACTCACCATCAATATAACCTTCAAAGTTGCCAGTTGTGGTGTTGTAGCGAATCATGCCATCAATAGGAACAACAGGCTGTTCTGCGGTAGTTCCGCTTGGCACTTTTAACGCACCAGTACCGCTAAATTCTCCATCTTCACCGACAAATAAGTTGCCTGTAACAGTTAAATCACCAGTAATTGTAGGGTCTACAAATGCGGCTACAAGTTGATCGTATTCAACAGCATTACCAGTAGTTGTTCCAGCAGTCAGATTAACAATCTTGTTGCTGTTCATGTCCAAATTACCAGTTGCAGGGGTTTGGCCATCTGAAGCCAATGATCCTGTCAACGCTGTAGCGATGTCTGCAAGGGTGTTATTTGCCCATGTTGAACTAATTGTGGTGTTAGTTACTACTGGATTACCAGCAGGTAGGGAATAAGTACCCGATCCGTTTCTACTCATTTTGATTCCTCTGTAATTTCAGGTTTTGGTGCAACATACGCCCCAGCTAACGAATTTGCAATCACTTGTGCTTTAGCTGATCTTGGGCCAGTTCTTGCAAGTTCTTGCAATTTAGCAACAGAATCAGGATCAGTTAACATTTTAGCCAAAATGTCAGCATTACGGCCAAGCTGTACATTTTCAGCCCAATTTACAATGTTTGAAGGCTTGAACATCGACAATCCTTTAGAAACGATGCCGCTTCCAAGTTCATTTTTAACCATTTCATTAAATGCTGTAGCAGAATTGGCTGGCATACGCT